TGCGGAACCGACGTCACCAACGAACCATGGATCGAATACGCCGGCCCCACACCAGACGACTGCATCGTCTGCACACACCTCGAATTCAAACCCTGCCAAAACTGCGGAGAGTAAACACCATGAGCGACGAAACCACCAAAGAACTCAACATCGGCGGCGTGGAAGTACCAATCTTCATCCCAGACGGCCACATAGCCACCGGCGCGGTCCTAATCGTCACCACCACCGGAATCAGCGACGAGAACCACGCTGAAGAAGGATTCTACGTAACCACCTCAACCATGCCATCCGTGCAACTCATCGGCATGCTGCGGACCGCATCAATCCAAACCGAAGACTCAACACTGTGCATGTTCGCGGAAGCCAGTGAAGAAGATGACTAGCCTAATCGTCCTCGCGCTCGGGGTCTTCGGGGCTGGGTTCATCGTCGGAGCATCGCTCGTGCACTGGGCATGCAAGCCCGTCCAGTACGAACACGCAACGTTCGAACGCGAACGAACATGGGCACTCCCACCAGATCCAACCCCGCTGAACCCGCCCGAAAACTTCGACTTCACAATAGTAGAAGTTGGTAGACCCGAGTACAAAGGCAGTGAGAATGACTGCCGTTGACACCCTTACCCACCCAGAACACACCACCACCGAAGAAGATCACCTCTCCCACCGGTTCTGCCGTGGACAAGCGCAAGCCTGGCTAGAAGGCGAACCAGCCACCGCCCGCTGCGGAAAAACCAAACACGACTGGGAACCAGCAACCGGCGACGACATGCTCTGCATCATCTGCTGGCACTACTGGAAAACCCAACAATGCGCACACTGCCACCAACAAACCCAAGGACCCCACTAACGCATGCTGCCACGCATCAAACCAGACGGAACGACCAGAGTGACGGTCACCGCGGACAACACGCCAGCCCGCACGGAACCGCCTGAACCAACAGTCACCGTATACGCATACAACACTGCCGGTGAGCTCGTAGGCGAATCAGAATTCTCGCAGAGCTTCTGGGGCGAACTCACGGAAGAGGGGTAAACAATGGCGCTACCGATAGAGGAACTCATCTGTGTAGGCCACCGCATATACGACCAACGCGGAAAACGATACGACGTTCAAAGCGTGACCCCAGCAACCGAGCAGCACCCAGCGCTAGCGGAAGCGACAGACTCCCACGGCAGGGAGATCGCCTTCGAAATTCCATCCCTCATACCCGACGGGCTAAAGTCCTACCGCGTCGCACGCCCGGCGGAGCTCAAACCAGAAACCGTTGAGCACCCCGACTACTATGGCGGCCCCGAGAACCCCTACGAAGTCATCAAAGTAGCCGAAGCCTGGGGCCTAGACGAAGACGCATACCTGTTCAACTTACTCAAATACATTGCCCGCGCAGGAAAGAAAAACCCCGCAACCCGAGCCGAAGACCTCCGAAAAGGACGCTTCTACCTCGACCGCCGAATCAACCACCCAAAGGAGGGGCAGTGAAACCATTGTCCGCTGCGGCGATTGTCGCACTATGGATAGTCACTTGCCTAAGCGCGTGGATCACGTTAGGCCTGACCCTGCTAAATACTGAAGCATGGTGGGTCGTAGGATTCTTCATCACTGGCGGGGCAATCACTGCCCCAATCGTCACCTACAACATGTCGGACGGCTGATCATGCCTATCAAAGTTGAAGCGCGCCGCCTATCCGGCATCGACCAAGGCAAAACCATCAGCATGTTCTGCCGAGAAACCCGCCGATCCATCACCACCGAAATCCTCGCCATAGAACAATGGCCCGACCTAACCCGCATCTGGGTACCAACAGACCTCGACCAAGACCCCTACGACCTAGACCCCACCCAACTCGTCCTAATCACCGGGCAAAACAAATAGAATCAGAGAATGATTAGAGCTGACGAAATCACATGCCAAATAGCAGACCCAAATGCAGTCAAAGTCGAACTCATCGACTGCAGCACAAGCCTCATTGACTCAGCAAAAGGTCTGGAGCTCATGTGGTTGGCAGTCGGTTCAATCGGAGCATTCCTCGCCATGGTAATAACCATTTTCATGGCGCACTTCGCCTGGAAGGCATGGAACACATCCGAAAGTCAGCTCAAACTAACTAGAGAAATCTCCTTAGAGCAACAGCGACTCCCAGCATTGACGGACTTTGTTAAAGCTCTCCGATCGCTAAGTTTCATCGACACGTCGAAACATACGCCCCGCGACTCGGGAGAGTTTGCGCGAGAGGCGCAGTTCATGGCGGAAATCTGGGCAATTAGTTATCCGAGAATATTTGATAGCGGAGTACTTGGGAAGATTGTCGCAGGAATTGAAAACGATGCGGCTCGATGCTATCGGATGATCGCCGAGGAACAAGCTAACGGAATACCAAGTCAATCATCACTGCTGTACATAAATCTTAGTTTGTCAGCTAGCAATGTAAACCAGCTTCTAAACGCCGTAACACAAGCGGCTTACAGCTTACACAGACGAAAGATCGAAGAAGAGGAGGCCTTGGATCTCATGGAGAAGAGTTTAGAAAAATTCAGAACCTATTGGGAAGAGGCAGAATGATCTGCATTATTTGTGAGTATCAAACCCCGGATGGCAGCTACTTGTGCAATAAGCATGTGCGGATGCTTCGTGAGATTCTGCTGCGTGTGCCGGATACGTTGAAAACTGCTGGGCAGACGTTGGCGAACCTGGGCGTTCGTCCTAGTAATGGGTCATCAGGTACCGGGGAGCCGCCGGCGCCGATAAACCTCGACATGGAAGAGCGCCTGGGCGAGTACGTGAAGCGCTTAGTGGATCTCGCGCACTGGGCCAACGGGGTGCTGGAGCCCAATAAGCTGCGCATCTTCACAACCCCCACAAGGGCAGCCGAATACCTGCACGCTGTCACCACCCAGTTGATCAAACGTGAAGACGCAGGCGACTTGTACTGGGAACTGACCAGTTTGGAACGCGCGGTCCTATCTGCTGCGGACATCCCACGGTCTAAGCGACCTTTGGGGGAGTGCGGGGCGCTCGACTTCACGGAGGACGGCGCAGTGACCCGATGCGGCGGCATCATCGAAGGGCACGAAACATCAACGGTCGGACGGTGCAAGACCTGCAAACGGGAACACGACACCGCGGACCGGATCCGCGCACGCATCACCGAAGCCTGGCACGTTCGGGCACCACTCCGGCAAATCGTCAACGCACTCAAAGAGGCCGGCTACCCCGTCAGCTACAACACCGCCAAATCATGGGCGAGGCGAGGAAAACTCGCCCCAACATGCGACATATCCACACGACAGGAGGGACACACGCCAGCCGAAGTCCTCAAAGTCATACAGGAAACAGCCAGTCTCACGGGACGTATAGCCAGTTAGACTAGACAAAACCGGGTTTTGCACCTATCGTAGATATCAAGATGGGTTTTCTCCACGTAGACACCCATCCCGCGCGTGAGAGTGGGACCCATTCCTACTGCGTGGAACAGCTGAGAGCGAGCCGCATCCTGACCTATGCGAGCTAGAGGCGAAGACCGGCTAAAGTCCCACAACCACCGCACAATTTCATAGCCTTCGGGAACACGAGCCCGGGGGAGCGCTGATCTGGTTTGTTCCCTGAAGAGGGGCGCGGGTTCGATTCCCGGCAGCGCACGCAATCCCGACAAGGATGCAGAATGAATGATCCCTAGGAGGTCAATCATCTCTGACCCAGCAGACCTGGGCCTGTCTCTCATATAGCGGGGAGCAGTGACCATCGCGGAGACGCGAAGGAAGAACAGTCCCCTCAACGGCTATCCCAGCGATGAACTGCTGGTGACCCGCATCATTGAGGGGCCTGAACGACGGCTACCCGGTGCCGAACTGAAACCGGGAACAACTGGATGTAGGCCAATTGGCAGGCCGCCTGATTTGGGATCAGGAGAATGTAGGTTCAAGTCCTATCATCCGGACGACGCCACGGGTACCCAACGCCCGCCTGAGACGTGGCAAGGTAACTCGGATCGAAACCGAGCCAGGCGGGCACTTTCTCTGTTGGTGTAATGGCAGCACCCCAGATTTTGGATCTGGTAGCCGAGGTTCGACCCCTCGACGGAGAGCTCAGCGACGATACAGACTGGACACCCGTACCGTCGCTACGGGGGTGGCTGAACAAGGTAGGTTGCACGCCCATCCAACAGCCACCCCACCACAAACCCGGTGGCGGCCGATCAGACAACGCACAAGGATCCAGTGCACAACGAACCGCTCTGTATGGGAAACACTCCCACACGGTCACGGCACCTGGAAAACCACCAACTGACACCGCCACCTAATACCTATCAGCTCCGCACAGGATTTCCTTCAAGAAAGGTGATCTGATCCAGCCCGGATAATTTGTGCTTGGTGCCCGATACCCAGATCTTTACCTTGGCAGCCTCTGTCTTTTGGACATCTGCAGAGGAAACGAATTTCATTGAGAACTTTTCCAAAGTGCCAATAACACGTAGTTCAGAATCGGCTTTGTCAACTAGCACCAATTCACCCAGATGAGCTGAAACTAGCCGGTGTGCAGAGACATCGGTAGCGTCGTGGTAAGTCAGAGATTCCATTTCTTCCTTTCAATAGTGGCAATTGCCACTTGAATTCTATACAGAGGTGATGTGCTTTGAATTCCGCTTTTGATTGGGCGGAGTACGCTGCACGCCACTTCGAAACCCCCGACCATGATTGGGCTACCCCTGGTGCTCTCGCGAAAGCGATTGAGCCCACCACCCTGCAGACCCCCGCGCTGGACCTGATCGACGAGTACTTGGTGAAGGTTGAGTCAGGGGAGATTGATCGTCTGATCATCAACCTTCCACCGCAGGAAGGCAAGTCCACACGTGTCACGACGATTGGCCCGCTTTGGTTCCTTACCCGTAACCCTGACCGGCGTATCGCCATCGTCTCCTACGCGCAGGACTTAGCTGACGAGTTTGGGCGCAACATCCGAAACCACATCGCCAGTAATGACGGCGACGATGAGACCCTAGACCTCGGGCTGCGTGTCGCCAAAGACAACGGCGCCGCGCGACGCTGGAAGCTCGACGGGAAAAAGGGTGGCGTCCGCTCAGTCGGTATCCGCGGTGGCCTAACAGGTCGCGCCGTAGACGCGCTGTTCATTGACGACCCCATCTCAAACTTGGAACAGGCGTACTCCAAAACCTACCGAGAACAAGCCTGGGGATTCTGGCAGTCCGTAGGCATCACCCGACTAGCACCCGGCGCGCCAGTCATTCTTGTTCTGACACGGTGGCACGCCGACGACCTTGCCGGCCGACTGCTCGCCGGTGAGGACGCTGACCGTTGGACCGTGCTCAACATCCCAGCCGAAGCCGTGGAGAACGACCCGCTCGGGCGTAAACCCGGGCAGTTCCTTGAATCAGCCCGCCAACGCACCCAACACCAATGGGAACAAATCAAGGTGTCCGTCGGACCTAAAGTATGGCAATCCCTCTACCAAGGCAACCCAACCTTGGACGACGGCGGCGTCCTCCCAACTGAATGGGCACGCTACGAACAACCAATATGGGTCGACCAAGGCGACGGCACCATGTGGGTGCCAGGCATGGAACGCGAAGACCACGAACTCATACAGTCATGGGACCTCGCATTCAAAGGCGAAGACACCAGCGACTACGTCGTCGGGCAAGTCTGGCTGCGCATCGGCAACGCCGCATACCTGCTAGACCAAGTACGCCGGCGCATGAACTTCAACGAAACCTGCGAAGCCATCGAAGCGATGACAGCTAAATGGCCCCAAGCTATCGCCAAACTCGTGGAAGATCGCGCCAACGGGCCCGCCGTCATGACCATGCTGAAGCAAAAAATCATGGGGCTCATACCCATTGAGCCGACAGGTTCAAAGTATGCTCGCGTGTCCGCGGTGTCTCCACTGGCGTTCTCCAAGAACGTTGTCCTGCCAACGACAGCACTGGCACCCTGGATTGAGCACTTCACCCAGGAGGCGTTGTCCTTCCCTGCAGGTGCCAACGATGACCAAATGGACAGCTTCTCGCAGGCGATCAACTACTTGTTGTTGCACAAGCTGGAAGATGCACCGCATGCGGTGCAACCAGACATTTACGACGACTACGAAAACCAAGGATGGGCGATCAGCCCATACTAACTAGGAGGCGGTATGGCGAATATTTTGGACCGCATCCTAGGCCGTGAAACCGCAGAGATGCGTGCGGCCCGCGCTGACATCCAGTACAAGGCCGAACGGCTGCAAGAGTCGTTCGGTCAGCTGCAGCTCGCGTTGGAAGATCGTGGCTGGGAAAAGCTGGCCATGGACTCCCAAGCCCAGTTCTCCCGGGAGGGCTTGCGCAAAGCTGCTGAGTTGTCGCGCATCATGTTTATCGCCAACCCGTTGATCAAGCGTGGCTTGAATGTCCGGGCCGCTTATGTGCATGGTCAGGATGTGGGCATTACTGCCCGCGCTGATGGCAAGGAAAGCACGCAGGACGTGAACGCTGTTGTCCAGGCTTTCTTGGATGACGACTCGAACCGTTCCAACCTGACCGGTTCGCAGGCGCGGATCCGGTTGGAGAACGCGCTCGGCACCGACGGCAACGTGTTCATCACCCTGTTCACTGATCCGATGAACGGCCGTGTGCAAGCACGCACGCTCCCGTTTGATGAGATCGCAGACAAGATCAGCAAGCCAGGCGACCGCGGCACCACGCATTACTACTTGCGCAAGTGGACTGAGGACACCGTCGAGAAATCTGAACTATACCCGGATATTCGTTACCGGCCGCAGATCCGATCCCGATCCGTGAAGATCGACGAGAAGGAATACCCGGTCAACTGGGATTCCCCGGTCTACCACCTGCACGACAACGGCCTAGACGGCTGGAAGTTCGGAATCGGCGACGCGTACGCATCCTTGCCATGGGCGCGAGCGTACAAGGAATTCCTTGAAGACTGGGCTTTGCTGATCAAAGCCTTGTCGAAGATCGCTTTCGTCGCTTCAAAGGACACAAAGACACCTGCATCGCAACAATCGCGGAACAGCCTGAACCAGTTGGCGAACGTACCAGCAGGATCCACGGTGGAGCATAGTGCAGGGCAGAAGCTTGAAGCGATGCCGAAGAGTGGCGCCACCATCGACTCAGAGTCAGGCCGACCGCTGCTCTCCATCCTCGCAGCCGGCATGGGCCTGCCAGTCACCACACTATCCGCGGATCCTGGGCAGACTGGTGCACGTGCTGTCGCTGAAACTCTGAACCAGCCAACCCGGTTGGAGTTCGAACTACGGCAGAAGCTGTGGTCGGAAATGTACCGGGCAGTGCTCGGCTACGTCATCGACCAGGCCGTCATTGCACCCCGCGGCCCGCTGAAGGGCACCGTGGCGCGTGAGGATGACCGCATGGTTGTCACCCTGCGTGGTGGCGATGATCGGACACTCGATATCGTTTGGCCTGATCTGAACGAGATCCCGATTGAGACGCTCATGGAAGCGATCAGTAAGGCGAACGAGCTCGGTGTCATCCCACCTCTGGTCCTCCTGGAACAGGCCTTGCGGGCTCTCGGCATTCGTGATGTGGACGAGATCATCGACTCAGTCAAGGACGATGAAGGGAACTTCATTGATCCGGAACGTGAGTTCGGGCAGCGCGCCGTGAACCTGTACCGGAACGGTCAACTCAGTGGCGACCCGCTGAACGGTGCAGACGATGTCTAAAGGCGACCGTGATGGCCGTGGCCGTCGGCATCACAAGCGGTGCCCCGAACTGAATTGCGATTGGTGCGTAAACGGGCTGGCTAAACGGCCAGCCAGGCGCGCTGAACGTAGAACCGGGAAGCTACAGGCCAGAGACGAACTGTACGCTGAACGGCTCGGCGAGACTCTCCGCGGGATCTACGGAACTTCAGAGTAGGTGGTGTTGATCGGTGGCAGTCACGAAGGAAACGCTCCGACTCGCCGCCGACGTACGCAAACAACTGCGCCAGCTCACCGACAAGCAAGCCGTCGCACTCGTGCAGGCATGGGTGGAAGCATGGGACTCCATCTCCCCACTGTTCGCTGAAGCCATCGCCGAACTCGTCGCAGCGGGGGAGAACGTGCCGCGCGCAGTCGTCGCCCGTAACGCGAAGCTCATCGCAGCAATGCAACAAGTCGAAGCAACCCTGGACGAGCTGATCCCGTTCGTTGATGGCACGATCACCAATGATCTGCTCACCGCAGTCGTGGACGCTGCCACAGCACACCAAGCCATCGTCAACTCTCAACTCCCAGCCCCGCAAACAGGTGTCGCGATCAACCTTAATGCGCCGGCGCCGGAAGCACTCACAGCGATTGTCACCCGGTCCACTGAGCGGATTCATTCAGCAACGAAGCCACTCGCGCCGTGGGTGGTGCGGCAGATGAAGAACGAGCTCATCCGCGGCATTGTCGTTGGTGATAATCCGCGGACTGTGGGGCGGAAGATCCTGAAGAGCGTTGAGGGGAACTTCAACGGTGGGCTTGCCCGGGCGATGACGATAGCGCGCACGGAGATGCTGGACGCACACAGGCGTGGATCTCAGGCCGCTGCAGGGGCGAACACTGACCTGCTGACCGGGTGGCTCTGGCAATGCACGCTTGACCGGCGCACATGCCCATCTTGCCTTGCCAAGCACGGCACACTTCACCCCGTGGACGAGTTCGGCCCCATCGACCACCAGAACGGGCGATGCGCCCGCGTTGACAAAACGAAGTCATGGAAAGAGCTCGGGTTCGACATCGAGGAACCAAAGGACGATTTCCCTGACGCGCGCAAATGGTTCGACGGTCTCACTGAGGATTCACAACTCGCCATCATGGGCCCAACCCGTTTGCAGTTGCTGAACGACGGCAAAATTCAGTGGGACGACCTGTCAACACTGCGCAAGAGCGACGGATGGCGGGACTCCCAAGTGGTCACCCCAGTCAAAACGCTACTCACCATCGCAGGCTAGGTCCCGTCACTCTCCGACGGTTTGTAGTCCAACGCGCCGCACCACCGGCAGACCAACAAGAGCGAAGCCCCGGTCAGCCGTAGGTAAGCCTGCCTGGGCATCCACGAATGCTCAGGGCACGCGCCTGGTTCACCGGGTGCATCGTTTCGATCATCTAAACCCATTCTTCAATTTTAGGAGGCCGCCGTGCCAACACAGATTACGGAGGCGGCTAAGGTCGCGTCCCGTGGGCCGGGGAAGATCCTGCTCAAGCTCATTAGTCCCGGGCAGGGTTCTTCCGGCTACTACAGCGAGGAAGTCCTCGCGAAAGCAGCCGAGGAAAAAGCATTCCCACGCGGAACCATGGGAATGGTCAACCATGACACCGAAATGGAACGCGCCGACCGCCCTGAAGGCGATTTGCGCAACCTGATTTGGGTGACCTTGGAAGATGCGTACGTTGACGGCAATGGTGATCTGGTCGCTGAGACCCGGGTCTTGTCCGCGTGGCGCGACTTCGTGGAGGAAACCCACGAGTTTATCGGCGCATCAATCAGCGCTTCCGCTGCAGTGCGCGACACCAAGGACGGGCGCATCGTTGAGCGTCTTATCCCCAGCCCTTTCAACAGAGTGGACGCAGTGACGGTGGCAGGCCGTGGCGGTCAGGTATCCGAAATCTTGGAAGCTGCACGGGTCATCGAATCCCGATCCATCATCGCCAACGAGGTCACAGCTGACGACATTGAAGCGTACATCAGCCACGCCATCAGCCGTGCGCACTCCGACCCGGAAGGGCACGGGGCGTGGTTGTGGTCGTACGACGAAACGTACGCGTACTACCGGAAGGGCGGTACAACGTTCCGGCAAACCTACACCCGCGACGGTGTGAATGTCACCCTGACCGGCGAACCGGAAGAAGTGCTGCGTCGCACTGAGTACGACCCAGTCGGCACAACCGGCGCGGCTGAATCCATCCAACTCACCGCACCAACCACAACGAACAAGCTTCCCGCACCTGCGGGGCAAGAATCCTCGCCAAAACTGGCCGAGGCTAACCAAAAAATCTCTAAGGAGACCACCATGGCAGAAAATGCCACTGAGCGCGAAGATGCCCGCGAAGCCCGCATCAAGATGCTCGAAGAGTCCCACGGCCAGTTGCAGGCAATCAAAGCCCGCGAAAGCGAACTGGTCGCCGAAAACACTGGCCTGAAGGAATCGCTGGCTAAGTCCCGCGCATTCAACCGTGCCCAGGAGTTTGCGAAGGTCATCGTCACCGGCGCCAACTCGGAACTGTCCGAGAGCGTTGTGGCTCGCATCGTCACCGCATCGGTACGCGAATCCGACCTGCCACTGACTGAGTCGCTGCAGCTCGACACTGACGCGCTCACCGAGACCGTGAACAAGGCCCGCGAAGCCGAGGAAACCTACCTCGCCCAGCTCGCCAAGGAAAACGGCCTCGGCCAAGTCCGCGGCGTAGGCGAAACCACCACCGTAGACACCGCCGCTGAATCCGCATCGGCGCTCGAATCGATTCGCAACATGCGCAAGAAGGGACTGTAACCGTGGCTAAGAACCAGCGTTACGAGAACGCACTTCACATCACCGTCACCGCACCCTACGCAGTGACTTCCGGCTCCCCGGTACGCGTCGGCTCCATCTGCGGTGTAGCACTCATCGACGCGGCTGTCGGCGAAAGCGTCACCATCTGGCTGGACGGCTCCTGGGACCTGCAGGTTACCGGCGCCACCACCGAAGGCGCACCCGTCTACATCACCAGTGCAGGTGCACTCAACGTCACCGCTACCGGCAATTACCTGTTCGGCATCGCACTCGGTGCCAAGGCCGCCGCCGCAGGCCCCGTAGAAGTAGCCCCTATCGGCTACACCACTCAGACCGCCGTCGGCGCGTAAGGAGACACCGTGAACATCAACATCCAAGAGATGCTGGCGCAGGAATCATTCCGCACCGCCGCCAGCGTTGAGAAGCGCATCGAAGAAGCGCTGAAGCTCTACAACGACGGAGTGGACGGCATCGACCCGTTCGCCGTCGCACGCATGAAGGAAGCAATGTCCACCTCGGACTTCCCAAAACTGCTGGGCGCAGGCTTCCAGATTCAGGCCCGTGACGCATACGAGGAGACCGTCCCAGAGTGGCAGGCCATCGCCCCGGTCCGCCGCGTGAACGACTTCCGTCCCGCCAAGGACATCGACCTGTTCGGCGGCCGCGAAGCCTTCGACCAGGTGAAGGAAGGCGAAGAGTACAAGGGCCGGGCAATCGGCGAAGACGCTTTCGAGTTCTCCGTGCTCAAGTACGGTAACACCTTCGGCCTGACCTGGGAGATGCGGAAGAACAACCAGTTCCACCAGCTGCTCGACTTCCCGGGCCGTCTCGGATCGGCTGCACGTCAAACCGAAGACGAACAGGTCTTCAAGCAGTTCATCGCAGACGGTGGCCCGGTTGCATCGTTCTTCGCTGCTCAGGGCGCCATCCCATCGACCGCGCTGTCCCACGATGCGCTGGTCGCCGCGTACAAGGCTATCGTGGCCCGCAAGACCAACGATAAGAAGCTGATCCGCCTCGGCGGCAAGCCTCTGAACCTGATCGTGCCAACCGCACTGGCAATGGAAGCGGAAGAGTTCGTCAACGAAGACAAGATCGTCGTCGGCTCCGTCGCCCAGAAGAACCCGCTCAAGGGCAAGTTCAACGTCATCGCGTCGGAAACCGCTGCAGAGCTGAACGGCACCAACGGCGACACCGCCTGGTACATCCTTCCTGCAAAGGAATCGAAGTACGCGTCGGTCGCAAAGGTCACCATGGCTGGCGAGGAAACCCTCGACATCCGTGTCCGCCGTGATCAGGGCGAGCGTGTCGGCGGCGGCGCAATCGGTCTGGAAGACGGTTCGTACAAGGACGACACCATCGACTACCGCGGCCGACTGGTCACCGGTGGCGCGACCCTGAACGGCCTGGGCGTTTACGCGTCCAAGGGCGCTTAGCTTCACTCGCAGCTTTGAGGGGCATCACCACGGTGGTGCCCCTCAGCTGTACCCAAACACTTTTTTGAGGGGGCACCATGGAACCTGCCGATCAGCAAAAACAGGTGGGCCAAGTCCGCGCCCTCATCGCAGACCTTGACACCGAAAACCCGATCTTCACAGACGACCAGATCACAACGTATCTGGAACTGAACGACTGGGACACCGGGTACAAGCAAGGCGTATACAGGGCTGCCGCTGACGCACTCGACGCTATCGCAACCAGCGAAGTTCTCGTGTCAAAGAAGATCCGCACCCAAGACCTCAGCACCGACGGCCCAGCAGTTGCCGCCGAACTCCGCAAACAAGCCGCAGCATTGCGCGACAAAGCGGACGACGAAGATGCGAAAGCTGACTCGTTCTTCCAGATCATCCCATTCGGCGGATCCTGCGGCGCCGAGGGCGAAGAGTACCGGAACGGGTGGTAACCAATGCCACTACCAAATACACGGATCATCCCCGCAGGCTGGTCGGAGCATCATCGGCCCGTCGCTGCAGGAGGCATGACCGCTGACTGCATCATCGACCGTGTTGCCGAGGGTCCCGCACCATTCCCACTCCCGGAAGGCTGGACCGGCCGCGAACGAATCTGGGCGGGCAAGGCTCGCATCCAGGAACTGAAACGGGAATCCGCGGCGCTACCTACCGAGCAGCCAACAGAGTCACGTCAGTACCTAATCCAGCTTCCATACCTTGCCGAGAACCTGCTACCCCAGCTTCACGTGGGGGAGCGCGGCGACATCGTCACCAGCAACGGCACCGAGTACACGCTCAAGCAACGCATGACCGGTTCCGAACTCTGGACCCACGACTACATCGCATGGGAAAACCAAACCCAACAAAATCCGTAGGCGGTACACATGAGCTTTGACGCATCAGAACTACGGTCTCTAGCAGCAGACCTCGGAACCGTGCCTAAGATCGCGGGCCAACTCGCGAAAGTCGCGGTGAAGAAAACCGCGAAGGATATCGAAGCTACCGCGAAAACCCTTTCACCTGTGGACACCGGGAACCTTCGATCCAGCGTC